GCCCTTTTATTAGTTCTTAGATTTTTGGTTTTACATTTCAATCAGCGCATGTTTAGTTTAGAGGTTGCTTTGCAGACGCTGATATCTTTGATTTCGGTATCTTATTTTTTGCTTTTTTCAACCGGGATTAAGGTTAGGTTGAATAAAGCTTGGTTTTGCTAATCCCGGTCCGGGGATCAGCGGGGAGGGACTCGGTCGTTCCAGAAACGGGACCAGAAACTAAGCGCACTAATAAAAGGGCTGCGTGCCGGGGGCACAGCCAATTAGGGTTAAATGAATTTAATGAAGCTCAGTTAGTTTAACGCGGTCCACCGAGATTTTTGTAAAGTCGATAGCTTCGTTGCAGAAGACTATCACGTGAACATTGGTCCTGAATATTTTTGTGAATGACTCATACTTCGAAGAAAAGACTAGCCTGTCTTTCAACATCTCCGTAATACGGTACTGGAAGAACTGCATACAATCACGCGGAACGTTGATGAGGAAAATGCATTTTTGAACATCGATAGCGAACGCCATATCTTCAACTCGACTGCTAGTCAAGATCTGAACGGTATCGGGGTATGTAGATAACATGTACTGCTGGAACCAAGTCTTACCTTTGTTGCCTTCCAGGTCGACAACAAACTCCACGGTGCGGTCGTCGGGCTCTCCTAGACATCGTAGTCGAAGTTCATCCTGCCAAGGGCGTAAGTCTCCATTTCGCAACACGACCTGAGGTGCTCGGAGGTTAGCGAGTTGCAAGAAATTTCGGTATCGGAGGAAGGCTTTGGGCTGCTGCACGGCGATTTCGGCAGAAGTAGGTGCTCGCCCATGCTCTGTGATAAACACGTCGAGCCAAAGCAAAATAGAGTCGATGTCAGTTCGTGCTCCCTGGTTTCCGCTTCGGTCAGGAGGTCGCGTACCTCGCTCAACAAAGTCTCCGTCTTTTGAACAATAGTTCGAAGCTTGAGAATGTGATCCGACTGCTGGTTCAAGATGAGGCGTTCCGCCCAGGTCTCGAGCAAGGGATCCGCGGCTGCGTGCGTTGAACAACACCACATACCCTTGGATGTGGGGCGTTCCCGTAGTGGGGGCCACTTCACGTCCATAGATGATGTACTGGCAATCGAGGACATCGTAAAGAGCAATATGGTAGTCTTCGTAATTATTCTGAGTAAAGCACCACTTCTTCGCCTTGAAAGGATAAGCTCGGGGCATTTTGTGAGACCAATGTGTGGCATTGGGAAATAAGTTGTTAGGGGTAATACTGACCTAACAACCTCGCGTGCCACAGTACGATATCATAATATCGTGCCGAGCTCATAAACTGCATCCGACAAATATGGCGGCTAGATTTCGTAAACGGTCGATGAGCAGACGTAAAGCGACGCGTTCTCGTTCCAGGGGGAAGGTTACTGTGAAAGTCGGAAGACGCAAGCACACCAAGGGTTCGTATCTCAAGGGCAAGCGCAAGGTCAAACCTTCGAAGAACTTAGCGTTAGCCATTAAAGCTATTGCCGATTCGAGATTAGAGTCCAAGAGTTTGTACGTGACGGGAACGTTGGCTGCGTTCACTCCAGGAACCGACTATGGGTTGCTCCTCGCGCTGGGTAACTTGAATAATGGACAGAATGACGGCTTTCGTATCGGTGACCAAGTGCACTACACGTGGTTGAACCTCAAGATGACTCTGAACTCGACAGCTCCCACGACGAATGCTGAAACCACCTGGGTGCGTCTGATGTTGTTCAGGAACAAGACCAAGGGCCAAGCGTTTCCAACGGATGCTGCCGCTCTCATCTACAAAGACCCAAGAGGGACTGCGATGACTGCTGCTACAGTACGTGCGACGTACCCGGAAGGAGGTGTGATCAATTTACCGTTGACGAACGGACAGTACGAACCTGTCTGGCAGAAGACCGTTTCACTGGCTGGAGCTGCCCAGTACAATCCGAACCCGAGGGCTAGCTCGGATGTCTACGTCAAGAACTACTGGATACCGATTAACCGAATTGCTCATTGGGATGATGCTACTCTCGCTTCCAGTGATACGTTCTATTATTTGATTGCTCAGAGTTTCAGGTCACGAACTGCTCCCGCGGGAGCTACGTTCCAGTACACGTGTTATGCCACTATGTTCTTCAAAGATGGTTGATTTTAAGATACCTTTTTAGATTTATTGCATATTATTTTTTAGAGAAAAATATTAGTTGGGGGGGTTTTTAGTGCGTTTCGTTTCTGGTCCCGTTTCTTGCTCTCCCTCGGGGGCGGGAGCGGAGAGAACCGGGGATCAGCGGGGAGGGACTCGGTCGTTCCAGAAACGGGACCAGAAACTAAGCGCACTAATAAAAGGGCTGCGTGCCGGGGGCACAGGCCCTTTTATTAGTTCTTAGATTTTTGGTTTTACATTTCAATCAGCGCATGTTTAGTTTAGAGGTTGCTTTGCAGACGCTGATATCTTTGATTT